CTAGATTAAATATCTTTTCTTACATCCTCAATACATTGTACTTTAAAAGTAAAGTATTGATTCATATCAAACTTCATAAACTTTCTGCCCATCTCTTGACATACTTCAAGATCTTCAAACTTTTCTTGGTAGACCATTTGATTACCAGTGTAAACCCAAGCGCTACCATTGTAACCCCACAGGCTCACCACCAATAAAAAAATCTTAGTCATCCTTATAGAAGTAGCATTTTCCTGTTTCACTTACCATGAGTAATTTGACGCCCATTTTTTCTTGTGAATCAGAAACCTGTCTTGTAATTTTATATCCAGCAAATTTTCCTGTCTTTCTGGTGCTTTCGCTTTTGACATCTATTTTAATGATCTCACCATCCTCTCCCAGCGCTATCAAGTCACAAGGTCCAAGACCACTAATGTTATCAAAGACGTAATACTCTTGAGCTGTCAGCCACTCTATTGCTCTAAGATGATTTAAAAATCCTTTTTGATGTTTCTTATCCAATCTCACCCCACGAAGAACCAACTTCACAATCTACCTTGGATGGTATCCTCAACTCCACGGCATTTTCCATGATCTCTATTATCTTTTTCTTCTCCTCTTCGGTAGAAAAAGAAATATCCAACTCATCATGTACCTGAATTAAAGGCGTAATACCCTCCTTAAATACATCTATCATTGCTTTCTTCGTTTGGTCGGCAGCAGAACCTTGAATTAATCTATTCAAAGCTTTGTATGTTAAAGCACGTCTAATTTTATGCCCGAATCCCCACTCCATCTCAGCTTCTTTTTTTGATAGTGGTTTATGGAAACCCCAAGCATTGGGTTCCCACTTATCAAACCTACATTTTCTTAGTAATAATGTGTTAATAGAGCCATGTTTTGCAGCTCTAGCCATACTTAGTTCTGTTAATTCCTTAACAAAAGGAACAGTAGAATGATAATTATTAAAAACATCTGTTATTTCCTCTTCTCCTAGCCCTAGTTCACTCATTAATTTTCCCTTGCCCATTCCATACATCATGCCTAAATTGATTGTCTTGGCCTGTTTTCGGTCGATATCAGCCATGTCTGCGACTGTTTGATGAAAGTCTATATCACCGTTTGTGTATCCATCAACCAAAGTCTTGACCCCTTTGAGAGCTGGTTGTCTTTTTTTCTCCTGATTTTCACTAATTATCGCAGCATAATGCACTAAAAGACGTGGTTCTTGCTGTGAATAATCAAAGCATCCCCACTTTTCACCCTCGTCTGGTATGAATAATTGTCTTATTTTAGGACCAATCTCGGCATTTCTTGCAGGTATTTGCTGTAAATTAGGATTCTGCATGCTCATTCGTCCTGATATGGTACCACCAGTTTCGGATCTTAATTGATTAATATCAGCATGTATACGTCCTTTATGTGTATGCTTTAATATTGAATCTATAAATGTAGTTCTGGCTTTGTTAAACTCCCTAGCTTTTACTATATTTTTAGCAAACTTGTGAGGATGTGTTGCTAAAAAATTTTTATCAAAGCTTGGTAATCCTGTTGGTGTTTTGTTGTATTTTATTTTAAGTTTATCAAAAGCTTTTGCAATTGATGTTGGTGCTAATATTTCAACAGCAAAACCACATGTCTTATATAACTCATCTAGTATTCCTTTTTCTATCTTTTCAAAATCTTTTTTTATTCTATCCGCTTTTTCAAGATCTATTCTCACACCTTTCTTTTTCATAGCAAACAAAACATGAAACAACTCCGACTCTAAATTAAATATATTATTTAAATTTTGTGATGTTATTTCTCTTTGTAACACATGCCAAAGTTTTAATGTAACAGCAGCATCTTGCTCTGCATACGGGCCAACATACATCGCTGGTAGTTTCCACATTTCACTTTTTGCATTAACACCCCAAGACTCTGCAGCTTCATATAATAAAGCTTCTGATTTTGTTTCACCTACATACTCTTTTGATAAATCTCTTAGAGTATAATTTAATCTGTTCTCATTAATTAATGGTGCTGCAATCAATGTATCTATTATTTTACCGTGAACTTTTAAACCCATGGCATCTAACCATCCAACATCGTAAGATGCATTGTGAAATATTTTATCACAAGGAAGCTCTAATATTTCTTTTAATTGTCGCTTAAAAACTTTCTCATCAAAATTACCACCACCTTCATGTGCGATAGGATAATATCCTTGCCAACCATCCACGGCCAACGCTACACCAATAACTCTTCCTTTTTTAGTAGCCCACCCTGGTCCAGTGCCAGTATTTAATCCATCATCTTTTGTTTCTAAATCTATTGCAATTTCTTTTGCATCAGAAAGATTTGGTACACTTTCAGGTGGTATCCACTCACTAGGTGGTTGAAAAAGAGATGGCTGATTCATTTATCTCTTTCATTTATTTCCCCCGCAATCGAGGCATAGGCAGCTAAATCAATGTAGCTGTCTTTTTTATGTGCATGCATTAGTCTTGCCACTTTTACTAGAGCCATGCACATCGCCACATCATGTGCTGATATATTCTTTTGGAGGAATGTACTCCACAATGCAGCGATGTTCTTGTGGTTTTTAAGTTTATCGCCGTATTCATCTTGACGATCCCCTTCAACTAATTCTTTTGCTTGTTGTAATATATTACTGCAAATCATTTACAACTCCTTAAACTCTCTGTTTGATTTTGATGATATAAGATGCAAAGATTTTTTTGCCCTCGTAGCTCCCACATAAAACACTCTCCTTTCATCATCAATTACCTTGCTGATGTTATTATCCACCTTAGTGGGTAAGTCCTTTAATAGCATAACATTGTCTGCTTCGCCACCTTTCGATGCGTGTATCGTAGAAATTTTTATATTTTTCGATTTGTGAAAATCCTGATCTCTATCCA